CTTCAAAAATATTCTGGTATATTCACACTTTTTTATGATACGTGTAACAGAGAAAATATAGTTTTTTCACAGTTCATAACAAAATGTTGTTTGTATAACATATCGAATTCAATTTATGCAATATCCAAAATAATAAAACAGTTTGTTGATGACAGTGTTAAAAAAACAGTCGTGTTCTATAATGAAAGAGAGACTGAAAATATATTAAATAGTATAACTTGTTAATATAGATTTTTATTCATATTTGTATTCAAATTTATATTCATATTGATTAAAATTACTTATGTCTTTTTCATTCCAAATAAACTACGAGCCTTATTAAGTCCTTGATGTACGCCTTCTTTTACAGCATCTTTCGCTGCTTGTGAAGGCATATAGTGTTCTAAAAATGGTAAATGTCTTACTTCGTTCAAAGCCTCGGTAATTTGTCTATGTCTTTCACCCATTTTCATCTTTTCTTTTGTTCCAGGAAGGAATGTTACATCGTCATTCTTGTTTTTTGCTGCGATCGCAGTTAGCATTGCTTGTTTTAGACCTGTAACTTGTGTTGGATATTTTTCTTCGTTCAATAACCCTTCTGGACTTATACCGTACTCAATCATTTGTTTATTTGGTGCAAGTGCTTTTATAACCGATGTACTATTATTCAACTGTTCTAACAAAGGGTCACTTTGTGGAATATTGATATACATTTTGTCTTTCCAACCATACTTATCTTCAATCTCTTTTTTCACTTCTTTTGGTAAATCGGTCGCATCTCTTTTCAGTCCTAAACCTTTACTTACATCTACACCAAAAACACCTCCTCTTTCATTGAAACGAATTCTTTTATGTGTTTTTCTAGCTTTTACTCCTTTTACTCCTTTTACTCTCTTTGTTCCACGATTTTTTGGGTTTCCACCTTTTCTACTTCCTTTTCTACTTCCTTTTATATGTTTGTATCGTCTTTTTGTATGTTTCATCAATCTCATTTTCTAAATAAATAATTTACAGATACAATAAATATAATATAACACAATATAATATTTATTTTTCAATGATAACCTCTTTGGCTATTTTCTTAATAATACGCGTATCATTCACTTCTTTATCATATTTTCCTTCAACAGACTCTATCAACAAACGTTTATATTGATCTTATGACTTTGAATCACTATACACACAGTCCGGATACTTCTTTTTCCATTCTGGAATGAGTTGAAAGTTCTTATTCGCCACATATTTGATCGCCTTCTTCAGCCTCTTGTTATCTGTGTCTTCTTTTTCCCACTTATCCTCGTCTTTTACATACATAGTCTCCCTTTTCACATCACTACAGTGCATAGGTCTTCTACTTATATCAAGTGCTTTCAAATTCTTCACAATAATATTCGATATACCATCTATATAGCCTATTTTACCAACATTCTCTAAATCCGCTATTTCTACATTAATAGATTTCACAAAGTCCATGATATTCATTGCATCTTTACATGTCTCATTCAAAAACACATTCATATTAAACTTATTATATGAATTCGTATTGTTATGTGAGTTCATTGTCGTGTTGTTCAATGTAGCGAACTTCTGTGACTGTTCCTGAGTTGTTTTCATAAACTCTATCATGTTTTTATGCAAGTCCATATACAACTCTTTTTGAAACTCTTGGTTCTGTTTCATAAAGTGATAAATGAACTCCTTATCTACTGGCGCTAGACATTCGTCTTGGGTTTTTGCGTCCGTTTTCAAATTCGTATCTTTCAGTGTGACCGAACTGTCTGTGACTGAGTTCTCGGCGTTTTTCGGCGTAAAAAAAACGCCTGAAGACAAAGCGTCTGTTTTATTTTTTTCAGTGTCTAAAATCCCGTTTTTACAGTCTGCCAAAAAACACTTTTTTTTATGCCGCCAAAGTCCAGACTTATCTTTGTATTTTTTACCGCATATACAGTCATGTTTCTTTTCACCATTTTCTTGGGTTTCTAAACATTGGCGTTTTTGGTTGACAAATTGGTTGCTAAAGTTGACAAATGGTTGATTTTTATGTTTTGGTGTGGCAACATGTCTGTTCCAATCACTTTTCTTAGAGCATTTAAATAAGCATTTTTCACAAGAGAAAATCTCGGCGTTTTTTGGCGTAAAAAGCGCCGAAGCGGTTGACATAATAATCAACCAGAAAAAAACGCCGGCCAAAAAAACGAATAGATAAATAAAAAATGGAAAAATTCGTGACTGAAAAAAATAGGGCAAAAAAACGGATTTGTGACGCTTACAGTCTAAAATCCAAAAAAACCCCTCGTTTTTATTTTTTTTTCAAGATTTTATTGGCCATATATCAAAATGGACATTTTAAAAATGTCCAAAATCGAAAATCCTTTTCCCTTTTGGATGCAAAAATATGTAAAAACGCGAGGTTTTTTTCTTAGCCACCCAGAAAATCCTTGAATTAACCTCCTTTTTTAAAGGTTTTCATTTTAAAAACCTCTTTTCTCAAAAATAGAGGATAAAAAAATAGGGGATCCTTGTAAAATCCTTGAATTAACCTCCTTTTTTCAAGGGTTGCTATTTTCAAAAACGAAATATGTGAAAAATGGGGGATAAAATGCTTCAGTTGGGCGGGCTAGGAATTATATATTTCATACTATGTAATATGTAATATGTAATAAATGATACGTCATGATACGTCTATTTTTTATGTTGCATACATCAATCCACAGTTTCCACCAACGAAATAAACGATATTATACCTTTCTTCAAACAACACCATATTGTAATTATAATTATATATACGCCAAGTAGGTTTATTAATACCAATTATTTCACCAGTATCTGGGTCACAAACAGTAAGGACCTGCGCGTTTGGGTCTAATGGAGGGTTTATCGTATTGAACTCCAATTCTATTAAATGAAAACGACTCATATTAATAGCACCGGATGGTTGTAAGTCATAAGGAGACGTATTTATACCAAAGTTATAAACATAAAGTCCTTCTGGAGCATTCGACGCAGTCCTTGTATATTTTTCAACATAGTTAAACACTCCAGCAGGCTGTAAGTTTTCACGATACTGGCCATCAAACAATACGCCCATATTCACCAAAATATATTTGGTATTTTCCAAGTTATAGTTTCCAGTAATAAACAACCCTGAGTTTGTCCCATCTTGATTTACAGATGGACCATTTACAACAGTTCCATCCAAAAGAGTATATGATACATCTGTAGGTGCTTGGAAAATATCATTGGGTAAATATCCATAAGGCCAATTCGTATAATTCGACCATTCATTTCTCATGTTGACATCATTCCTTTGGAAATAAAACATCCAACTAGGAACAAGACCAATAGAATCCAACGCTATCTTATTCGCTCCAGTAACATTATAAAATACAGACTCACGAATCTGTTTGAATAAATATTTCTGTTCGTTTTTCGCAAAGACTTTTGCCTCGTCATTTGATAAAAAGGCATAGGTACAGTTCAGGTTAATGTTCGCATTCCATATATTTCTCTGGTCAAGGTAAGAATCCATCGCAAGTGTAACATCTGGTGGGGTTTGTAAAAAACGATGCATCTGCATATAAAACAAATTCATATTGGGAGCTATGTATGGATAGTTGTTTGCATAATCATAGACATCACGTATCTGAAATAACTGGTTAATTGGACGAAATGTTACCGATATTTGAAGCTCGTTATACTGTAATGATATCAAAGGAAATGCCATTTGTGTTTTCAACTGAAACCAAGAGTTCAAAGGGATATAGAGAGTGCGGCCTAATATAGAAGGTTCTGCTCCTGTAACACTTGACGTATAAAAAGCATTTGGATATGCATTTACACGAGTGCCAGAGTTTGCAGGGTCAACTAGTTCAGGAACATTTCCAATCATTTCATTGAAAAGAGCCTTTTTTTCTGCTGTAAAATCTCTCTGAACCATTGATAAAATATATGCTCCTGAATACTCTTGTAGTTTTTGGTTACCACAATTAATAGTAATGTTACTTATCATTTGAGCACCGATATTTTCAATCCATTTGAACTCATAAGGAGCCCAGGGTGTTTGAAAAGTGCCTCCTCCTTGTTCAGGTGATAATTCAACTGTTTGTGGTGGTAAAATAGGACTCCAAATATTTGGCAAGTCAACGGATATATAACAGTCCATTAATAAATCGGCATATCTTGGTATTTTGAACACAAATGTGGACTCTTCATTTAGTTGAAGTGTTTTAGAACCTTCATAGTCAACACGAAACTTTTGAAGACCGAAATTAGTATGTTTCGCATATTTTGCTTTGAAAAATGTTTTGGATGGATTTCCGAATAATACTACACTTTGTTGACCTTCACTCACGAGATTTAATAATCCTCCAGCCATATTAATATATAGAATATATAATAATATAATATATATTTAACCTTTTGTTTGAGAATTTATATTGTTGTTTATTGATATTTATATTGATATTTATATTGATATATATTAATATATAAGAATGGAACAACAATCATCCAAAGGGATTATTGATATTAAAAGCATTATGTCTATTATGAAAGAAATAAAAGAAGATTTTGCCCAGTATATGATATTAGTATTTATATGTATAATTGTTCTGTTTATGCTTTATTATTTAATAACATTGTCAAGAATGAGCGGAGTAGAATGTGATAAGATGAATACTTTATACGGTAAAATGAACTCTTATTTAAGGTCTATCAACGAAAACGATGATAAATGTACTGGGAACTTGGCGGATTACTATATCAAAACTGCTTATAACTGTTGTAGTGGTGGAAACTTCAAAAACGATTTTGTAAACTTGTGTAACTTGAAAGCAGTACTCAATCAAGGAGTAAGGGGTCTGGATATGGAGATTTATTCCATCAATGATGAACCAGTTATTTCTACATCTACTTTTAAAGACAACTACTATGTCAAAGAAACATACAACTCTGTAAAGTTTACCGATTTTATGAACATCCTTGTAAACTATGCATTCTCTAATAGTACTGCGCCAAATCCAGATGACCCTATTATACTTCATTTAAGAATTATGAGTAGTAACCAAAACATGTACACCAAACTAGCTTCTATACTTGAATACTATGACAACTACTTATTAGGAAGTAAATATAGTTATGAGAATAACGGGAACAATTTAGGGTCAACAAGACTACTTGACTTGAAAAGAAAGATTGTCATAATTGTAGACAAGTCGAATATTTCGTATTTAGATAACCGTGCTTTTTTAGAGTATGTGAATATGACAAGTAATTCTATGTTTATGCGTGCTCTTCGCAACTATGATGTAGAGTATACGCCTGACTTGAATGAATTAACTAATTATAATAAGTCGAATATGACAATTGCGCTTCCTGACTTAGGACCAAAGGCGACAAATCCAAACTCTGTAATGGCAAGAGCAGCAGGTTGTCAAATGGTTGCGATGTGTTATCAACAAGTAGATAATATGTTGGAAGACAATATGTTGTTTTTTGATAACTGTGGATATGCCTTTTGTTTGAAACCAAAAGACCTAAGAGGTTTCCCAGCTACTATAGAGAATCCAGTCCCACAAAAAGAGTCATACTCTTATGCTCCTAGAACACTCAGTAGCAAATTGTATAACTTTAAGATTTAAAAAAATATAAGGATATTGTAAAAAAGTATAAGGATATTAATATACGTATAATACAAATGTATATAGTTGGGTTTATATTGTATGGAATATCATATACATATTTACATATAGTAGACTTTTTGAAACAAAGGAAAGAAAAAAGACATTAGAGCATAACTCTTAGATTAAATAATATTTATTAATAACCTATTATTTAATTCTTCTTATTATATAAGAGTAAATCTTTCAGTTTTTATGTCATTGTCAAAAAAGGTATCATCGAAAAAATCATCCTTTTCAAATAAAAATACAAATACAAAAACAAACAAAACACAAAAAAATACGTTCTCTACTGTGAAAACAAGCCGTTCCCCTGTATGCGACACCAATATGACCTATAATGAATGCGAACTTGCCATTCTTCGTATTCAAGCAGACAAGGCCAAAGAAAAACTAGATAAAAGGAGGGTCAACTCGCCAGAAATAAAGAAAATTATAAGCATAGTCGAACAGTTTATTCGAAATAAAAAGCCGATTGTTTATGGGGGGACTGCGTTAAATAATATTTTACCAGAAGAAGACCAGTTTTATGACAAAGACCTTGAAATACCAGACTACGACTTTTTCAGTCCAAATGCTTTAGATGATGCCAAGGAGTTGGCAGATATTTTCTTTGAAAATGGGTTCCAAGACTGTGAAGCAAAGTCAGGTATGCATCATGGAACTTACAAAGTGTTTGTAAACTTTATTCCAGTCGCTGATATTACATACTTGACACCAGAAATATTCTATGCTTTGAAAAATGAGACGGTGGAGAAAGATGGTATCCAGTATGCGCCTGTTAATTTTTTAAGGATGTCTATTTATTTAGAACTTTCTAGACCAGCTGGTGATGTTGAAAGATGGAATAAAGTATACGACCGATTACAACTATTGAATAAACATTATCCATTCAATTCGAAAAACTGTAGTAAGGTAGAGTTTCAAAGAGGGCTTGAAAATATGAATATGAATATAAATAAAGATACGAAAACCACGGATTTGTCCAATAAAATATATAGTTTGACAAAAGACACATTCATCAAACTTGGGTGTGTATTTTTTGGTGGATATGCCATCACACAATATTCCCAATATATGCCACAAAAACTTAGAAAAAGGGTTCAAAAATACGCGGATTTTGATGTCCTTTCACACAACTCCAAACAAACAGCATATAAGTTGAAAGAGGTTCTAAACAAAAACGGAATAAACAATGTGAAAATTATAAGAAGAGAGCCAGTCGGCGAAATAATCCCACTTCATTATGAAGTGAAAGTTGGAATAGATACGATTGCTTTTGTATATGAGCCTATTGCTTGTCATAGTTATAATGTGATAGAAGTGGAGAATGAAGAAACAGGGAAGGAAGAAAAAGTGAAGATAGCCACTATTGATACGATGCTTACATTTTATTTGGCGTTTTTATACACGGGTCGTCCATATTATAACGAATATATAGACCGTACACTTTGTATGGCTGCATATTTATTTGAAGTTCAACAACAGAACCGTTTGGAACAAAAGGGGCTCTTACAACGGTTTAGTATTACTTGTTATGGGCATCAAGAGTCTGTTGAAGAAATCAAGGAAAAAAAGGCGCACAAGTATTTGGAGTTGAAAGAAAAAAAGGGGACAAGAGAGTATGAAGAATGGTTTTTGAACTATCAACCGTATAAAAAGTATATGGATATAAGTGAAACGCCGAGTACACCTATAAAATCCCAACCTCAAACACAGAGCCTTCAAACCCAAACAAAAGGTCAAGGTCAGTTAGTTAAAAATATGTATACTAGAAAAAGAAACCGAAAAGTAAAAAGGGTTCATAATCCATATACACATAAAAAGTTCAATCTGAAACGCTTTATGAATAAAATAAAGAGTAAAAAAGAGAGTAAATAGTTACACAAGACTTAGTTGTACAACCGTAAAATATGATATCAATATATTATTTATATTCATATCAATATGTTATGTAATATATAATTTATATAAACTAATATATATAATATGGCCGAAGTATCGAATAAAGACAAATATACAACAAATAAAAAAGAAGTAGAACAAATAGAACAAGTAACATACAAAGTCATTCATGTTACAAGAAAAAATCAGCCAAAAAGTATATATGTTTTTACAAGTGATATGGATAGTTTAGATAGTGTATTTACAGTTGAAGAAAAACAATTTATAAAGGATAATAATGTCAGTGTCAAATATGTTCCATATGAAATAAACTATGATGACACTATTCTAGATATAAAACTTAAAATAGCAAATGCTTTTAAGATAATAGATAAAACCCAGTTATCCGTAGAAGAAGTCATGCTTTACTACAGGAAAAGAGAAAAAATAGATAGTTTGTCACTATACGAGTCATTGAATAAAATGAATACAAATATTTTGAATAGTGAGTTGAACAAAATAAGTAGTTATCGTAGAAAATATGTAAAACCTTTTCCAATTACCAACACAACTATAAAAACCTATTTTGAAAATGTATTGTTTGATGATGAAAACAGGGATATTACAGACTATAATATGAATATACATAATGACTCACAAGGAAAAGAGAGACAGGGTAAGACAAAAAGAGAAACATTTTATGAAACCTTGAACAAGGATACTTATGACTATGACGATATTTATAATATGCATATAGATGGTGAATACATTGTTGAGAGTGATTTTTATGTTTTCAATAGAAGTAGTGATAGTAAAAAGGATACAGGGTTGCCAATAGCTTCCCCATATAACTTTGTTGATTTTTTTGAAGGGCAGCAACAAAAAAATGAAGACAGACAAA